CATCCGTGCCGACATTCTGGAAACGATTGCCGTAGTTGTAATTAGGGGAACGAAGCCACCACCACACCGCCGTGGACACGGCGGAATGATTATAGGCTACTCTACTATTACCGGCTTTGTAGTAATCGTATTGTGCCTGATAATTCTGTTCATAGCTATTTGCATAGCTTCTTGTTCCGAACACTTCAAATTCAGCAAGCAAGAACAAGTAATCGGTGGTGGCCGTTACATAAGTCTGAACATTGCCGCCACCGTTGGCGGTATTATCGGTGTACTTGGTCACGGGTTGCATAACCGCCCTCAAATCAGCGGGAAGCGCCGCCATCAAGCTATTCGCCAACGGGCTTGTGGGGGTGTTACTGTTGCCCAATACAGTTTTTCTCATGTGTGAAGCGTTCCAACCGCCGCTGTTCGTCTGACTGGTATTCATGCGGAAACCATCACCGGTGTTGTTATAATTGCTATCACACAAAGCAACTGCCGTGGAACCGATCTTCCCGATCTGGAAGTGAATCTTGTTCGCACCTTCCTTGGCGGAATTGTGGTTGAAGCCCAAAATAAAGGCGTTCACGGTCAAGTTGCTGAAAGTGTAATTCCTCACGGTGCCATTCAGAACGATGGATTTCACATCACCAACGGCCCAATAGTTGGCCCCCAAACCTGCGGAACTGACTTCCCGGATGGTTGCCCAACTGTTATCGTTCAGAACCTTGGTGGGCAATGTCACTTCAACGGAACAGGTCTTATTGGCCGGGGCCGTGTGGTTGGTGCCAGCGGCCACGCTGACGGTGATTGTAGCTTTTCCTTTACTCTTGGCGGTAACAGTTACCACCGAACCGGAAACACTCACAGAAGCCACCGTGGGGGCGCTGGAAGTGGCCGTAATCTTACCATCACCCGCCCTTGTCACGGTGATGGTGTCCGTGGTCTTTGCGGCGGTCAGTTTGATGGAAGTCTTATTCAAAGACGAACTACCAGCGGCCTTGGCAATGCTCCAAGCAACCGTTTTGGCCCCGGTGCTTCCATCGGCCCACTTGTAGTTCGTTTTCGGCGTGAAGGTGGCATTGTAGGAACCGGCGTTCGTGCCGCTGGTAGTTCCTCCAAGCGTCATTTTCCCACTGTCATAGTTGTTCCAAGTGGGGCTTTGGGCCGAACCGGTATAAGTAAGGCTGTTGCTCTGCGTGGGGATCGTCATGGTGGCGGCGTTGATCGTCCAAGTCACTTCCTTGGCGGTCTGTGTGCCGTCTGCCCACTTATACTTCCCTTTCGGCGTGAAAGTGGCCGTGTAAGTTCCCGCATTGGTGCCGGTAGTCACGCCGCCCAAAGTCAGCGCATCGGGGTTATAAGCGTTCCAAGAAGGGCTTTGGGCCTGTCCGTTATAGGTCAGGGTGCCATTCTGCGAAGGAAGAACATTGATGGTATAGACGATACCGGACACAGCATCCAAGGCCGCATTTGCGGCATCCTGTGCGTTCTGTGCGGCTTCCACACAGGTTCCGATCTGGTTCAACAGATACGGGTGGGCGGTCTGATCAAGGTTGTGTTCGCTCACCTTCTTTTGGGCCGTACCTTTGGGATCATAGTTCATGTTGGGAAGCTGTTCGGCGGGAACCTTACCATCCACCAGATCAGCCTTCCCGGATTGACCTTTCTGAAGGGCTTCAACGGCATCCGCATTGGCCTTCATTTGGGTATCAATCTTATCCATGTTTTCATTCTGAACCCCTACATCATAAAATTCAGATTCAAGGGGTTTAGTCAGCTTGTAGTTGGTTGTTTTATTCGCCATTCTTCAAAACCTCGTTTCTCAACTGATTATGGGTATAGGCGGCAAGCTGGGCATGGGTGAACCGCCCAAGTTCCGCATGGGTGTTATAAAGCTGAAGCAAGGTCACAACCATGTTTTGGGGAACAACCCGGTTCAGCAAAGATTCAACATCATTGAAGTTGTTCTTTGCGGCCAACCCGATTTTCACAAGAAGCTGATAGGTGCCTTCTTCCACATCAGCGGAATAGTTACCCTTCCCGCATAGCGTTTCAAGGATGTTCCGAAGCTGGGGCAAGGTGTACGGAAGTTCTTCATTGATCCGGGTCAGAATACGGAACCGGCGATCTTCAAGACTGTCCGTGCCTTTGGGGGTGATCCCCAAAATCTTTTCCCACCGGGAAAGGCCCATGTTTCCAGCGGTGGGAATGAACTGATTATCAAGAAGATCATCCGTGGTATTCCATGCCTTTTCAATTTCCGGCTGTTCGCTCCCCATGATCCCCTGAAACTCCGCATAATCACGAATGACATAGGGAAGATAATCAATCAGTTTGCGTTCCATGCTCCCGGCCCCCTTATCCGCTGATCACGATGGTTCCCGGCTCAATGGTTCCCAAAACCGGGATGTGGTCAAGGGTCAGGGTACAGTTCGCCGCTTCACCGTTGATCTTGGTGTTGGCAATATCCAGAATACCGGTGATTCCCAACAGGCGGCTTTCCACCTGACTGATACGAACCACAAGGGCTTCATTCTGGTCTGCCCAACTTTGGGCCAGTTCCAAGAAGTAACCGTTGATTGCTTCCGTGACATAGGCGGAAACATCATCCCAACTCCATTCCCGCTGATAGTACAGATCGAAGGAAAGGTTGATGGTATCTTCACCCACGCCTTCAACCCTCACCACATGGCCGATGGGGGCAATGCCCACACCTTCACCGGCGTTCTGAAGGGGGTCAACTGCGGTCTGCACCTGATCCACAAGGGCTTCCGAAGGCTTCTTGAAGGAACTGTTGATGATCACCAGCTTCACGGTTCCGCCCACGGTCAGCTTGCTATTGGCTCCCGCCGCATACACGGCATCCAACCACGCCTTGATTTCCTCGGACACACCGGAAAGGCCGCTGATCCAAGTGTCTGTTCCCGTGGGCGGGATCAGCTTGGCCGGGTTCAAATCGCTGTTCCAAACCCGATATACCTTCACACCGCCCACGCCGGGAATGGTGTTCACCTTTTCCAGATAATCCGCACGGTTGCCGCCGAAGGCTTGGGCGTTCAGGCTATCCATGTAACGCTGTCTGAAAACCTCGGTATCTTCTTCATCCTCACCGGGGATCACCACGGCGGAAATGGAACAGGTTTCAAGCCCGTCCACATACTCAATGGGAATCACCGTTCCGGTGTAGTCATTACCGGCTTCACCAGCGGTTTCACAGGTGATTTCATACTTACCACTTCCACGGTCAGCCGAAACATAATAGTTCAGTTCTCCAATGGAAAAGCGGGTGTTCATGGGAAGGTGCAAGGTGGTTGGTGTAATGCTCAACTGCAACACGGCGGGGCTTGCCGGTTGCGGTTTCAGCCCCCTTTCTGCCGCCCTCAAAATGAGATAAGGGCGGGTTGCGGTGTCCGCAAAGGTTTCATTCAGCACCGTATCAAGGGCAATATAAAGGTTCTGCAATTCCACGGCGGCGGGGGCATCACCGCACCAAACCAACGAACCTTCACGGGTGTCCAAATTGCCATTGATGGAAAGCGCCTTCTGAAGCATCCGGGAAAGGATTGCTTCATAGGTCTGTGCTTCATACATCAGATTTCAACCCCCAATTCTGCATTGATTTCGCCAAAAATGCTGACCACCGTGAAGGTAGTCAGCACTTTCTTTTTGTTCACCGTAAATTCAAAGTTCTGAACCGCCGTGATCCTATCATCCTGAAGCAAGGCTTCACGAACCCGGCGTTCAATTTCGGGAATACAGTATTCCACATCTTTCCCGATCAGATTATGAAGTTCAACCCCATAATCCCAAGAATGGATCAACCATTCATAGCGTTCTGTGTTCAGGATCAGGAAAACCGCCTGTTCCACAGCTTGGATTTCATCAATGGTGCCGATGATGGTCAGGTTATTGTGGTTCATCCTGAAAGTACGGCTTGGAAGGGTTTCAATGGTGAAATCCTGTTTAATATCATCCTGCACTTGCGGAATCATCATCAAGCCCCCTTTACTCGGTCAATAACCACGAATTTCTTTCCTTGCTGAACCCGGATCAGAAGCACCTTTTCACCGGCCTTCAAAGCGTTGTGAACCTTGAAGGTTTTCTTGCCAACATAGGCGTGTTTGTGGGCTTCATAAGCCGCCGCACCGGAACCACCGCCTTTGTCCTCGGTGCTGTGGTTCACCGTCATATCAACTTCAAAATCAGTCACATTCCGGGTCAGGATCAGCATTTTGGAAGTGTAGATGGATTTCTGATCCACCTGAATTTTCAAGGGTGAAGCGGAAAGGACAGTTCCAAACAGGATGTTCACCGGTTTCCCGGCTTCCACAGCTTCCACCGCCGCCCGTTTTACCACTTCAACAGGATTAGGCAATAAATTCACCCCCGATCAGGTCAAGTTCCATCATGTGTTCATCACCCCTGAAGGTATGGGTGACTTTGTTCACCACCATGTAATTGTTGGTGACAATATCGCCAAGGTTCAGGGCCACCACCACGGCGCTTCCAGCACGAACCCGCACATCACCGAAAGCGTTCTGAATGGTCAGCTTGCGGGTTTTCTGATCGTACAGCTTCAACAGGGCATCCGCCTTGGCGGAAGCGCCCGTTTTGGTCTGAACTTCTTCAAAATACTGAAGAACACCCCATTGGTTCATTTTCGCCCCGTCCTGTGCAATGAACAATTCCCGCTTACCGGTTTTTTCATCGTTATAGGCCAGCTTGATCTTGTTATAGGTCTGTTCATCAATACTGGATTCATAGCTGAAGTTTTCCCCGGTTTCTTCATCAATCAGAAGGTTCAGCTTCATGGTATTGATGTTCTTCAGGGTCAGCTTCCCGGCATCGTCATATAGAACATAAAGCTGTTTGGTATTCATCAGGGTTTCATCAAGGGCGCTCTGGATCATATCAAACAGGGTTTGGTTTTCTTCCACGATGGTTTCAAGGGTATAACCGGTATCTTCCACCGTGCCAAGGTTCAACCGGAAATCTGTTGCAATGCGCTTCAGAAGGTCAGAAGCCTTCAGCCCTTCTTCCGTGATGGTGTCCTTGTTCTTCAGATAGCGCAACTGATCATAGGCCACAACATCAATGGTGCCGCCCTTGTCACGCTTTTTCTTGAACACAAACCCATAGAACATGGCGGTTCCGTTCACAGTCAGCTTCACCGGATCACCTTCAGCAAAGTTCAGCCCCGGCCCCTTGACAACGGTGAACTCCAACTTGCCGGGGGTTCCCTTGCGTTCCAAGGTCAGCCGTGCGCCTTCCTCGACAACGGGGAATTGAATGGTGCTGTTATGCTGGATGAACAATTCAACTGCCAAACGGAATCACCCCTTTCAGGAAGGCAAAGTAAGAACCTGACCGGGATAGATCAGGTTCGGGTTCTTGATTTTGTCCTTGTTCAGATTATAGATTTTCGTGTAATCGGCCCCGTTGCCCAACTGCTTCTTGGCAATGTTCCAAAGGCAATCACCAGATTTCACCGTATAGGTGGCGGCTTTCGGGGCCGTTGTGGTGGGCCGGGGTGCCGCCTTAATCGTTGCGGTGGCGGTTCCCCCGGAAGTCTTGGCCGGTTGCACGGTCACGGTCTTGGTGCCATAGGCTCTGTACTGTTTCAGGTTGATCTTCACCTTCACATCAAAGCCTTCACCGGCATCATCGGTGATTTCATAGGTTTCAAGGCCAACGGTCAAATTGGTGTAATGGAACATCCCGCCACCGGGCTTCTGCCGGTTCAGAATGAATTGGAACGGGGTCTTGCTCACCTTCAGCCGTTCAAACAAGGACAGGTAATAGGCGGCGCTTTGCGCTCCACCGTTACTGAAGGGATAGGACACTTGGGGAAGAACCAATTCAAAGGACACATCCGAAAGGCCAGCGGCCTTCAGAATGTTGATTTCTTCCCCGTTGATCAGGGTCATGGTCTTGTTCTGGTTGTTGATCTTCACCGTCACCTTGGAAGGGGTGATGGGCATAAGCGTTCCCGCCATATACAGTTTATATGCCATTACTCATGCACCCCTTCTTCAGAAACTTCCAGCTTTTCAGCAAAGTCATTGGCCCAAGCATCCATGATTCCATCCAAATCAGCATCTTTGGAAATGTGGTTTTCATTGTGCTGTTCAACCTTGATTTCAGCGGTAGTGAACCGGTTGATTGCTTCACGCTCCGCAATGTCACGAAGATAGGCCAAATCTTCTTCAGCAATATCCAAGGCATCAGCGGTGGCCGCTGTGTTGTTTGCAATATCGCCGGTGTTCCCGTAAATGCTATCAAGATCATTGCCAAGGTTGAAGGCATCCAAAGAATCAGCCCCCATAGAATCCAAGGCGGAAAAATCAAACATACCGGAAACCTTATCGGCCACGCCATCACCCCAAGCGGCACCGGAAGCAAAGGCATCAGCGGCCCAACCATCTTGGAAGGTGTCAAAGGTAGACATTCCTTCATTGAGGGCATCGGCAACGCTCTTGTATTCCTCTACATTGCCATAGGCTTCAGCGGATTTAGCCGCATATTCGCTTGCTTTGTTGGTAATCCCGGAATAGTCGAACTCAACGAAGGGCAATTTGTTCAGGGCTTCACAGATACCCGCCACAACAGTAAGGGCCGTAGAAAGAAGGTTGTAAAACCACCCCTGAACATTGGAAATAACATTGTGGAAGGCCGTTCCGATGTTGGAAGCACAGGCCCCCAAAGCGTTCCAGATACCCAAGGCGATATTCGCCACGGACAGGCCAAGGTTTTTGAAGAAGGCGATCACCACCATGATTCCGCCGCAAATCACACCGAAGCCGCTATTGGCAACACCGGTGAACTTTGCAACCGCCGCACAAGCCGCATAGATAGCCGCAATCACGGCGATAATCAGAAGGATGATCCATGTCAGGGGGCAAGCCAAAAGCGCCGCATTTAGGCCCTGCTGGGCCACAGTAGCCGTGAAAGTGGCTCCCGCTTCCATAGCGGTTGCCGCCGCATGAACGGCCTTGGCGGTTGCCTGAATACCCATGATGATATTCGTTGCCAACGCCACACCGTTATAGATCAGCATAGCGGCCACAATGCCCATGATAATAGGCTGAATCCAACTCCAATTATCAACGATCACAGAAGCAATGGAAATCAGAATATCCAGCACCGAAGAAGCGATATTGGCAACCCCGGCAAGCCCATTGATCAGGGCTGTGGTGACTTGCTGGAACTTGGTGCTGTTAGCAATCTGGTTGATCTTGGTCAGGATCGGGGCAAACATGGAAAGGGCCCGATTCTTCATCCCGGCCCAAATCTGCGCCCAAGTCTTGGGCATGGAATCGAACTTTGCGTTGGTTTCGTCCGCCATAGCAAACATGGCGTTCTTCACCACTTCAGCCGTTACCTTGCCTTCCTGTGCAACCGTCTTGATGGAACCTTCCGCAATGCCCATATATTTTTCAATGGCTCTTGCGATACCCGGCGCACCATCCAGAATGGAATTTAGTTCTTCACCACGAAGCGCACCCGCCGCCATTGCCTGTGTAAGCTGGATCATGGCGTTGCTCTGTTCTTGGGCCGTAGCGCCGCCAATAACGAACTGCTTGTTCACCTGTTCCATGAAGGCAATGACCTGATCCATATTGCCATCGAAGGCGTTACCAGCGTTCAGGCCAAGTTTCGCAACGGCGGAAGCTGTGTCAAAATAAACGGATCGGGAACGCTGGGCGGAAGCCATGATCTTCTGTTCCAAGGCTTCAACGGAACCGCCATCATCCACAAGCAAATTCAATCGGGCCTTGGTGCTTGCCAATTTATCCGAAATATTCAGCGCCTTATTGCTCCCGGCAATACCACCAGCGGCAATGGCAACTTTCTTGATGATGGACAGAAGCCCGTTGGCGGAATTGCTACCCCCACGGATGGAATTGTTGAAATTCTGCTGTTCGTTGTTGGCGTTCCTGATATTTTCTTCAATGGTATCAAAGGCGGTTCCCGCTTTTGCCCATTCTTCACGGGCTTCCCGGATTGCCGCCGTGTCAACGGCTCTACCGGAAGCCTGTTGCATGGCTTCAAAGGTGTTCAGCACAACCCCCATTGCCTTGTGCATACTCTGAAGGGGGCTGGTAACACCATCATAAAGGGCAATAGCGGCCCGGATGTTTCCCACAGGGATCACCACCTTTCTTGGAGAATAGAAGCCGGGGCCTTAATGGTGGCGGCCCCGGCGCTGTTTTCGTTCAATTTCCTTCTGCTTCTTCTTTTCAGCTTCCACCCGAACATCAATGGCCGCAATGATGAAGGCCCGTTCACGGCGGGGCAAAGCATAAAAGGCGGAAGGTGTCAAATGAAGTTCGTGAAGGCAATAGTAAGCAATGTTCGCTTCACCATCACCTTCACAGATTAGTTTTTTGCTTCATCAACCTCATCCTGCATGGTGGTATCAAAACCACACACTTCCTGAATCTTGGTCAGGTATTCGGCATATTCGCCGGGGGTCAGCATGGTTTTCAGAAGGGCATCAGCGCCCATGACCTTGTAGCTGTCCTGAAGTTCCTTATCATTCAGATTGGGGAACACAGTACAAGCCACGGCCAGCTTGCCAAGGTAAAGATCATAGTCGGTTTCCTTCTGATACTGGTTCTTCTTGCCGGGAACCGGAACACGCTTGGCACAGGACTTCCGAAGGGCTTCATCCTCGGTGCCGGTGATGGTCTTGATCTCCCAAGGAATGGGGTTGCCATCCTCACCCAAGAAGCGTTTAGAAGCAACAAACTTGATGTTCTCAACGGGAACGGCGTTTTCAGCCAAAAAAGCGGACAGGCTCATTGTTTTTTTCCTCCTATATTTTGATACGAAAAAAGGCCCCGGCCCCTACCGAAGTAAGGCCGGGGCGCTCTGCTTACTGCATACCGGCCAAAAGGCTGAAGGTTTCGGGCATCTCGAAATCTTCAAAGGTGAAGTCCATATCTTCATCCAAGTATTCCGCATCAGCATCAAACTTGGCAAGCAAGCCGCCGTCCATATTGCAATCCTTCAGGATCACGGTCTGACGGCCCACGGAAGAAGTGGGATCTTCATTTGTCACCTGAATGTCAAAATAGACATCCTCGCCGGTGTCCTTATAACGCTTCATCAGCTCACGGAAGATGGAAGTGTTATAGTGGAAGGTGGCGGAACCCGTACCCTTCCAGCCGGTGGCCTTATTGCCCTTGCCGGTCTTGCCCAAAATGGGAACTTCCGTTTTGTTCTTCTCAAAGTTGGCTTCAAGGTTGATAGCCTGCATGAAGTTGTAACGGTTATCCCCGATGGTCACGAAACATTCAGCCAAGGAAGCGGAAACAGCATCCTTGGCGTTCATGATGGTTCTATCTGCCATGATGGTTGTACCTCCTTACTGAACATAGACGGTCATATAAAGCTGTTCCATAGCGTTCACGGGGGTCACATAATCAGTAACCACCACGGATTTCTTGGTATCGCCCTTTTCAACCGTCACATTTTCGCCGCTGAAGTTCTCAATGGCCCGAATATCCTGAAGTTCCGTGTGGTGCTTCACAATATCGTTCCAAAGGGAAATCCGGCCAGCGGCATCATTGGGAACCTTGCCAAGATACTTCTTGCCGAACAGAACGGCAATATCATTGGCGATCTGATCCAAAACTCGGATCGTCTGGTTGCTGGAAAAGTCGCTGGACTTTTCATCCGTGATGGAAATGAAGCTGTTAATGTCAGTCAGGACACACACCGCTTCATCCACACGATGGAACATGAAGGAACCTTCCTTGATACCGTTTTCAAGCTGGGTCTGCGTGAAATCGGTATCAACATCATATTCACCATCATAGGTCATGTTGGTGGCGCTCTTATTGACCGCCGTTCCGCCGATCACGCCCGTAACCCAAGGGATCAGGGCGGTGGAAGTCTTGTCGGAAGTCAGGCCGTTCTTGACGCTCACAACGCCTTCATAATCGGCCAACTTCTGGAAAAGAACCACCTGAAACTTCTTGCCCACATCATCACGCATCCGCTTTGCGAAGGCCGCAAACAGGGCGGTGATGGTGGCCTTGCTCTCGGTGCAACCCATAGCGTTGAAGGTGTACGCTTCCGCCTGATCAAGATAGGTCTGATAGTCGGAATCGGCCACGGTGCCATTGGTGCCGCCCGTCAGGGGCAAGGAAGCGGTCAAAGAAAGAGTTCCGCTGGACTTCCAATCCACATAGGCATTGGCCTTCAGATCGGTGATAGCGGCCACACCTTCCTGAAGATCAACCTGAACGGTTCCCAAGAAGGTTGCCACATCGAACAGCGGCTTCTGTTCTGCGGTGTTCTCATTCGCCGTGATAACGGTACGAAGATCATTACCACGGGTGCCTGGGTATTTGGCCGTTGCGTAGGTGTTAGCCGCCTTCACGCCGCTGGTGCCAAGGCGGAAGAAATGAACAGTTTTGGCGTGAAGGAAGATTTCACGCATAGGCTTCAGTTCATCCGCCGTGTACGCATAGCCGAAAATTTTCTGACTGTTCTTGATAAAGTCAGCCTGTTCCACCGTGAAAATCTTGCCTTCAGGCCCCCAATTCATAGCAAGGGGGATGGTGACAATGCCACGGTCAGAAAGGGTGGCGCTTGCCTGCGCCACAGAAATGAAGTTGATATATGCACCGGGCAGAACCTTGTTCTGCACCAAGAAGGTGCCGCCGCCAAGGGCCATATTATTTCACCTTACCTTTCATAAAGTCATTGATCAGCCCATCAATCTGATCGAAGGTGTATTCCTTCCCATCTTCCAAAAGGACAGACAGAAGATCACGCCGGTCAGCGTAACGCCTGAAGGTCAACACCCGTTCTTTGGGGAATACCACCGGGGCCGTGATGGTCGGTTCCTGTGCGGTGGCGGCTTTCTTTCTGGTAGCCATTCAATCACCCTTTCTTTGGCTCCACAGTAGTTTCCAAGGTTTCCATTGCGGTTTCCTCGGTTTCTCTGCGAAGTGTCAAATTGTAGTTCACGAAGAAGTGAAGAACCCCGTCTTGCACTTCATAACTCATGGAAGTTCCGTGAAGCACATCCCCATTGGGAAGGGTGATGAACTCCAAACATTCCATCAAATCCCCGGCCATAGTGAACAATTCAGCGTTGTTTCTCCCGCTGGTTGGGAAATAGTGAACATCCAGCGGGTTCCGGTTCATGAATCGGTTCTTCTGCAACGGGGAAATGTCAGGCTTCAGGACAGCAATGAAAAAACAGGGTTCCTTGAAGCCCTGTTCCACATCATTCTGATAGATTTTGTACCCGGCTCCAAAGGCGGCGTTCAGCTTCATGGAAACGCCTTTGATAATTTCATTGATCAACTGAACACCCCCTTCAAAGCGTCATACAACATATCATTCAGAATGGACGGGGCCAAGGTTTTCACTTCCTGTTCAGAAATCGTCAGCATGAACCGCCCCTTCACCCAACTTGCCTTCAGGGTCTTTCCCAAGGCGGGAACATAGCGCCCCGGTGTTTGCCGGTGGCCGTATTCCACATAGGACGCATATTCCAAATTGTTGATGATGGTCACGGTGTACTGCTCCCCATGTTTTTCAATGGGAAGGATCGTCCAAGCGTCACGCAAGGAACCGCCACGATAACCGGGCCAATATTCTTCCTTGGCTTCATCCGTGGCATACGGCGGAACCACACCAACGGGGGTTCTTTTCTTCACCTTATTCAAAAGGATTTGGGCAATCTTCTTGGCGGCATCCCGACAAAGCCGATCCATGTCAACTTCCGAAAGCTGTTGAAGGCGTTCATCCAGCTTCTTCAATTCCCGGTAATCACATCGGCCCCATCTTCCCATCAGGCCCACCCCCTGAAGGGTTCAAGCATGATTTCTTGATGGTTGGAGAAAACACCCGGTTCACCGGAACGGGAATAGGTGAAGGTTCGTTCCACATCGTTTGGTCGGGTGACAATGATCTTGCATCCTGCGGGAACCTTCACATCCGGGGAAAGGAACAGCTTCACCACCTGTTGGGCGGTTGCCACTTCATCCCCATTGGTTGAAGTTAATGTTTCAAAAGACAGCTTGCACGGCTGATCCTGAAGAAGCGGCTTTTCTTCAGAATCCGTCAGGTGGGTGACAGGATCGGTGACTTCCTCACGGATGAAGATAGAACACCGATCCTTCCACAACCGTTCCAAGGCGGTTCGCACGGCCTTATTCACCATACCAACCGCCTATAACGGTAGATTTCACCAATGCGCCCGTTGATCAGATAATCAATCAGGCTGTTCAACCTCTGTTCAGGGGTTGAACTACCTTCACCAAGGGCAAAGGTAATGTTGGTGTCACCTTCCTGAATGGATTTCACCGCCGCATCCAAATCAAACCCTTCAAGCTGTCCAGAACACTTCTTCATGTTCAGGTATTCGCCCACGGCCATAGAAACGGCCAGACTTTCCAACCCCTCCGGGATTTCGGAAAGGTTGGAAAGGTTTTTGATCCGCCATTGAACATTGTTCAAAACCATATCCAACAACGGATCATCAGCGGCCCCCGCCACGCCAAGGGCCGTTAGCATTGCAACCGCTTTATCACGCAACGGGGTTCACCGCCTTTCTTACGCCGCCGTGATTTCGTACCAACCCTTGGTCTTGGGGTTGTCACCGGAACCGGGCGTGACCTTCACATAGCCGATACCGGAAGCGGCGTAATAGGTCTTGTCGCTGGAAACCGTGGTGTCAGCGGTGACAGCGGCGGAACCGGTGATGATCTTCACCGCCTTGGCTTCATTGGTCATGGCCGCAAGGTAATACTTGCGGGAATAAACCGTGTTGCGGCGGATGTTGCCTTCACGCTCCTGTTCCACTTCCGTACCCTTCTTGTTGAACAGGGTAACAGCTTCCTTGGTGGCAATGACCACCTTGCCGGTTTCGGCGTTCTTCTTGGTGTAGATGTTGATACCGCCCACGGTGCCAACATAGCCCTGCTTGGCGTATGCTTCCACATACTTCAGATCGTCCTTCAGGGCCTTGCGAAGTTTCGCCATATCAGCGGGGTTGACGAAGCCGAAGATGGTCACGCCTTCAAGGTTTTCCAGATTCAGCATGGCCGCACCATCCACAAAGGCATCAAAGCCAAGGGCGGTGGTCACGATGGTCATGGTGGCCTCGTTGAAAGCGCTGAAAATGTCAGCGTTCACGGTGTTGAACATATCCGTACCAGCGTGACGGGTGCCGGTGGTGATCACCATGGGATCGGTCATGGCTTCCTCGTCATAATACTGGAAACGGTTCTGTGCCATCTGAATCCGGTATTCCTTCTCGGTGTAACCGGCTTCAATGGTCTTGGTGTTGCCGTTGCCCATGGTCAGCTTCTCGGTGCCATCGGTGGCCTTGTACTTGTGAATCTTGCGAACCATGCCAGCAACGCCGGTCAGGTTGTTGTCCACGGTGCAAAACTGCTGAAGATCAAGGTGGCTCTGGTACTGATCTTCAATTTCGTTGGACAGGAAAAAGTTATCGTAGCAAGTGTTTGCCATTACTCATTACCTCCATAAAGTTCTTTGTATTCGTCAGGATGGTTAACGGAATAGTTGTAGCGATCCAAGGGGTTCATGGCCTTCAGCTTTTCAAGGGTCATGCCGCCTTCAGCGCCATCACCCTTTTCAGCGGATTTGGCCCCCTTGAACTTGGTGCCGGTGGACTTCTCAAAAAGAAAAGCCGTGTCCTTGCCTTCCACCAACTTCTTGACTTCATCATCAAGGCCCTTGACGGTTCCATCCTCCGCCAATTCAGCCTTACCGATGAAATCAACCAACAGCGCCTTAACAGCGGTGTTGTTCTTGGCCTTTGCGCCGGTCAGGGCCAGTTCAACCGCATTGCTGATTTTCAGATTCTTCAGTTCAGCGGCGTGATCCGTGTCCTTCTTCTTGTTATCGGCCTGAAGCTGTGTGATCTGATCCTGAAGGGCCTTGGTGTCACCAGAAGCCTTCTTCAGCGTTTCAAGCTGGGTGTCACGCTCTTTGATGGTGTTCTTGGCGGTGGTCAGTTCGGTGTTGACCTCATTGAACCGGGCCTTGGTGACGAAGGAACCGTTCAAGCCCTCCATAACCTTTGTGGCCTGTTCTTCAGTCAAGCCCCATTCCAACAGCTTTTCTTTAGTCATTGTTGTTACCTCCAAAATCCTTTTTTACCGTGGGTTAGGAACCACGATTTTTCCGGTTCTGTTTACCGCCCACCACCGGGAAACGGCGAAAATGGTATGAAAAAACCACCACCGGCCAGAAGGCCGGGGTGGTCAGATCATCAATATAGGGATTTTTCATCCAGTTCAGGTGGCCGGTAAGGGGTTCCCTTATCCAAACAATCCTGAATAATGGCTTCCACTTCCGCTTCCTCGACACCCATCAGGGCGAACAGGGGGAAGTTTTCATGAAATTGTTCAAGATACTGTTCAATCAGTTCAGCCATTTTCAACACCCCTTTCACGGCTGATTTGCAATCACCTTCAACATATCTTCATACATGGCATAGGACTTGGGAAGATATTTCTTGATGGTTGCCAAACTTTCCGGGGAAGTCATTGTTGCGGAAGTCATTTCCGCAAAGGCTTCAGTTCCAAGGCCCCAATCAATCCCGTTGTAAGTTCGGGTTGTCCAGTAGGAACCACCACCATGACCAATACCACAGCGGATTTTTCCACGGGTGGCCCCTTCCAATATATCAGAAAGATCACCGTACTGCAATGGGGTCAATGCCTTCACTTCCGCTTGAACGGCGGCATAGGCATAAGATTTTTTTACCTTGAACCCACCATACTTGATGTAATAATCAGCGGTGGTTTGCGACATCCAGCCTTTTTGTACCCAATACGGGAAATCATCTTTATGGGCCTTCATGTCAGCAAGAACCCGATCCACCCAATCATTCACTTCATCCTTGATGGTTTGGGGAAAAGCCCCGCCCTTGTAAGTAGAAGAAAAATGCCATTGCCCATTCGGGGTTCCAAGCTGTGCCGCAAGCCCATCAATGGCATGGCCGCTTTCATGGAAGGTGGTTGCGTAAGGGGCGCTCCAAGAACGGCCTTTAGAATCGGCATCAATATTCACATAAATATTTTTGCCTTGGCAATATGCGCCGCCTTGATGGTCAGCCTTTGCAACCTTGATTTGGTTTTCATACTTATCCCAAGCGGCCTGAAGGTCAGAACTTTGGCAAGCGTCCACACGATCACGAATCTGATCATAATGGTCTTTGCCGAACTTCTTTCCAAACTCGGTGTTGTAATCACGAAGCGTTTTGACAACACCGGCCCCGGTTGCAACGGTCAAGCCAGCCTTGGAACCGCCGTTCACGAAGGTCTGAACCCAATCAGCATATTTCATGTTGGCGGGAACATAGTACACATTCCCATCAGCGTTCCGGGCGGCTCTTTCACCGGCATACTTGGGATCAATGGCCGGGGCCGTAGTTCCTCGACAGTTGGGGTGGAAGGGTGGCACGGTCACGCCGGGTTCATATTGGGAAATGGGGATCACCGTACCATCAAGCCCACCACAAATGGAACAGGTATGGGAATCCAGCGTTTCAATGATTTCCACCATTTCAACATCCAAATCCTTGTAACATTCCTTTGTGGCAACGGCGTTGAAATAGGTGGTTTCGGTGTTGACCAACCGCCCCGCCTTATACCGATGAACCCCGAACTGCTTCTGAATGACCGTGGTGATCTTGGCCGGGGAATCACCCCGAAGAAGCCCTTGCGTCAGGCTCTTGCTAACCGAACCCACCAGATCATTCTTGTTCAACCAACAGCGATCCCGGAAGGTTCGCCCGTCCGTTGTCCAAGGCTTTGAAAGCAATGTTTCAAGTTTCTTCTGATCCAGCCCGGTAATATCCCAACCAAGGCCCACACCCTTCTGAACCTCAAAAGCCGTGTGGGTGTAGCCATTGCCCACAACCTTCTTCAACAGGGCATCCAGACTATCAACCTGATTGCCATATAGCAATTCAAGCTGTTGCTGAATACCTGTCTGAACAGCTTCAAGGCGGGAAATGTGGAACCGGGCGGACGCATTTTCCAGCTTCTTCAGCCATGCCGCATCCAACCCGGCCTGTTCACCGATCTTGATATACTGTTCAACGCTCCAATGAAATTCTTCAAGCTGTCCAGCAGTCAGCCATTTCCGGGCATCGGTCAGGCTGATTTGGTTGTTCACCGCAAAACGGGCATACCAGCTTTCAATTTCCTTCTGAACGGAACGCTGTGCATCCAGATACAGTTCTTCCATGTCCTGAATGGTCTTTTGGGCTTCTCTGTGGGCGCTGTCCTCCAAGATGGAAAACCGCCCACGCCAATAATCCGCATTTCTCATGGGCCGTTCCTCCAATCCTGAAAAATGGTGCTGAAGGTGGGATTTGAACCCACACGCCTTGCGGCAACGGATTTTGAATCCGCCGTGTCTGCCTATTCCATCCACTTCAGCATAGAAGGCCACGCTGTTTCTTCATAGGGGCTTGCGCCTTGCTGAATTTTGGTTCCTTCCTTTGTGGCCATGGTAGCCCGTGCCGGGATCGAACCGGCGTTACCGCCGTGAAAGGGCGGTGTCTTAACCACTTGACTAACGGGCCATGATGGGCCGGGGAAGGGAATTTCACCCTTTGGCGGGTAGGAGTAATAGCACCCCGCCACACTCAATGTCTACCCCGGCATATATTGTGAAACGGCGGGGGTTATTCACCCTCGCCATTGTCACCTTTGTTCTGGTTGCCGGTCTGGAAGGCCCCGGCGTATTCCTGCGCTTGTTCCATTGCTTCATCCTTTTCCTTACGCAACCGGGCCAGCTCCACTTCAACATCCGTAACCCACGGGTGCTGTTCCACAATGGTTTCCGTGGACAGAATACCAACGGACTTGGAACAGTTTTCAATGGATTCCGTTTCATTGATTAGAATGTCACGGTTGAACACGATCTGAAGTTCAGCGCCTTCATAATCGCCCAAGCCCCTATTGCTGAAATCCTGATTGATGAACCACAACAGTTCTTCAAAGGCCGCTTGGAACTCGGTTTCCATGCCGTTTGCGTCAAGGTCAATGTCAGAATACATGGATTGAATGTTCATTTGATTGGGGTTGCCACTCAAACGATCATCCTTGGCATCGTAACCACGGGCATTTTCAATCAAGGACTTCTTCAGAAGTTCCAAAATGCCCTTGTAGTTCTCTGCATTGATTTCAACCTGAAGGGTTTCAACCCCGCCATCCTCACGAACCTTTACGGCTCCATAGGTGGAAAGGTTGTGGCGGAACTCACCAAGATTTTCACCGTCATAGTTCTTCAGAACCAGAATGGTGTTCCGTGCGTCCTCTTGCATATTGTTTTCAAAGTCGGACAGCATCACATTGATACCGTCCTGAAGGGTTTTCACACGGCGGATCAGGGGGATTTCCTGTTTGTTATACTTGAAGGGAACCAGCGGAATCCTTGTCCAGTTGAACCCCTTGGGTTCTTGGCCTTCTTCCTCAACCATGAAATAGTTTTCGTGTTCACCGGCTTCCACATCGGCAATCAGCATATCATTTTGATAGATATACCGGTAAATGCCATCGGCTTTGAAGATTTCCACCTTCTCCACCTTTTCCTTCTGGTAGCCGTTCCACACTTCTTGGGTGTAGTAACGAATCGCACAATCAAGGATGGTGTGATCATCGTCAGCCCAAAAAGGAAGAATGTCATAGGCCGGGAAATGCTTGAAGGTCAATTCACCAGCTTCATTGTAGTAAGGATAAAGCCAACCAAGGCCACCGTTCAGGGCATCTTCACAAACATATTTCAGAAGCCGGTAAAACCGTTTGTTGAAAACCTTGCCCAAGGCATCCGTGTAACCCTTATCCTGACAGTTCAGGGTGAAGGGCTTACCCACAAGGTAGTTGGTTTTCTGATCCACCATCAGGGCATATTGGTTATCAATCAGGCGGTTGTTCGGAAGGTTCGTCACCACCTGAAGTTGACCGTTTTCACCAATGATTGTGCGCTGACGCTGAAGAATGTCATGCTGTCCTTCATAGTACAGATCACCCATAACCTGATCCTTGCGGCGCTGACTATTCTTCCATTCCTTGATTTCAGCGGCGAAGAACTGATTTTCAGTCATGCCGGTTCGCCCACCCTGAAGGATCAGGCGGTTGATACGCTCCATAGCGTTATCCAGAAACATATTCACTTACCGCCTTTCTTCATTGCTTAATAAACGCAAACACACGAAAACCGTGCGTTTTTCGTGTGTTTTGTTACTATCATGTTGTTAGTCGAAGCTGAAGGCGGGGCCAACCAACATATCTTCCAGCCCGTAACGCATAGCGTCCATAAGGTGGTTGAAATCATCAATGGGAACATTGATCTTGGCCCCGAACTTATCTTCTGCCCATGTGTAGTTTGAAATCTCTGTGATGAAGTTCACGCATCGGGGATGAACAATGATGGTGTAACCCTGAATGTACTGGATTCCGTTATTCACGCTGTCCTTGCCCTTCCGGGCGGCTCTGATACGATGAAGGCCAGCATCCCGCAATTCATCAATGCTCTTGGGTTCGGCACAATCGGCCTTGATCCGTTCCTTGCCGTAACCCATGCCGGTGATCCGGTCACAGATTGCCCGGTTCGTCAGGGCCTTTTCATACAGTTCATCAAACACCCAAATTGTTCTTTCCTTCTCACTCACCAGCCCACAGAACAGGGCCGTGGGATCGTTGGTATAACCGAAGTCAAGGCCGAAGGCGCTTTTCACATCAGGCTTCTTGGAAATAGCCAGATAATCAAAGGCTTCTTCCCGCCAATTATCGAAAATCAGGCCATCCACAATGCCCCAACCCCCAAGGCCAGCCACCTTGTAGCGGCGGGGGTTGTTTTCCTTCATGGTGTTGAACACCTTCAAATCCGCCGTGTCCAGCCATTCATTACATAGGTAATTGGTGGTTGTGGCGTAAATCTGCCCATCCGGGCTGATCCAGCTATCATGAAACTTGTATGTGGGGTTTCCTTGGGCATCCTTGCCGGTGATCTCCCCGAAGAAGCGTTTCCTGATCCAATGCTTTTCGTTCCACGGGTTGAATGTCAGCGTGATTTGCTTGAACAGGCCGGTTTCTTCCGGGATAGCACCACGGATGGATTCATCCAGCATATCAAAATCAGCTTCATTCATGATTTCGTATGCTTCTTCAATCCAGCACCAGCAAAGATAGCCAATTTCAACCGTAATTGAAGTGACCTTCAGGGAATCATCAAGGCCCCGGAAGTAAATCTTCTGACCGGTGGGAAGGTAGGTCATTTCAAGGGGGCTTTCCTTGATTTCCCAATAGGCTGAAACCCCAAGGCGGTTGATTGCCCATTTCAGTTCAGTGAAACAGGAATCTTTCAAGGTTCTGAACACCTTGCGAACCACAAGGGTATTGGCTTCCGGGTATTGCATCATCCGTTTGATGATGTTCAGGGCCGTTGTCTTGGATTTTTTGGAAGCACGGCTTCCCTTACACACCCGGTAACGGCCTTTGAAGTTCCAGAAGGTTCCGTAACCCTTGCCAACCACTTCAGGAAGGTGAACCCGCTTGGCCTGTGGGCTAATCTTCAAGTTGATCATCCCCCGTGATAATCACCGGAACGGCCCCTTCCACACCTACCTTGTCCGTGAACATACCATAACGCTTGCCAATCAGTTCAGCGGCCTTCAGCCTTTCCTTGGCTCCAACCTCTTTCTGCGTCAACTCTTGGCAACCGTCACCGCACAGGATCGGGATTTCTTCAGTATGTTCACCCCGCATCACCGAAGTCAGGTATTTCATGACTTCTTCAGCGTCAGCGATCTTGGCCGAATGAAGTTTTTCAAGTTCAGTTTCGATGTACGCTTTCAAGTCAGGTTTTGCAAGGTTTTCAGAACCCGTCTGCTTTGCGGTCTTGGGCGAATACCCCGCCTTGATTGCCGCATCCGTAGCGTTGCCGCTGATCAGGTATTCATCACAGAACTTCCGCTGTCTTGGTGTCACAGGTATTCACCCCTTTCCTAAAAAAGTGAAATGCACCCCTATAAGGGGTGCATTTTTACGATTCCAGAATAACACGCTTGATACTGTAAAATCCTACACACTTTTCACAAGAATAGGATTTTACACTACTGTTCAAGCGATAATAAAAGGTTAGGGTTCTTTTCAGAAAAAGAAATCAGGGCCTTCCCGTGAATCTTATAAACCTGTGAAATTGAAAAGTTAAGGTCAAAGGCAATATCAAGCCATTTCTTCCCGTCAATGTATCGGGCAATCAGAACATTTTGCTGATCGAAGTCAGGAAGGATCTGAATTGCCTTCATGGTGGTGTTCTTCAGGTCAACAAGTTCATCAATCCGGGCGTTGATGGTTCTTTCAAGTTCATCAATTTTGCAAATCGTTTCTTCAAGGCTGTTCTTGGGGCCTGAAGTCTGAACCTTATCCTGTTTCAATTCACACCCGATGGAAGTCAACCGGGAACGCTCTAGTGCAACCGTGTTCAGAAGTCTATTGATCAAGGCATCAAGGCGGCTGATTTGGTTCAGAAAATCCTTGGCCTGTTGGGAAAGGTCTTTGTCATTCACTATGTAACACATCCTTTCTGGGGTAGTCTGTTCCGTTTTCATTGCATCTGTACCGTGGATAAATGCCGAAAAATCAAGGGGTTTCAAGGGTTTGGAACGCATGGAACAGATAAAACGGGCAGTTCCTTATATACACATTTCTTATATATTTTTTTCTTTATAAGAAGAAAGTATATTTACATCTGTTCCATCTGTTCCGTTCCCTGAAAACAACTGAAAAAGCCTGATATATCAAGGGTTTTCGTGCGGAACAGATATAGAAAAAACATCTATTCCATACCTGTTCCACACGCTGTTCCAACCCCTACTGAAGAAGCACCTGTTCAGGCGGAAATATTGTCCGAAAGATACCAGACAATCAGGAACCAAACAGGATCAATGCTGAAATACTCGGCCACGGCCATAAGCAACAGCACAAGGGTCAGCACTACCAGCATTTTCTTCATCGGTGTTTCACCCGCCTATTCCATTGATTTTCCGCTATTTCTTTTATATCTGATCCGGGTGTTTCAACCCCCACATTTTCTGCAACGAACCCAATACCACCCATCATTATCCATGAAAAAAGGGTTCTCCGCCACAGAAAGGGCAAGGCTTATTCATCATCTGTATTCCCTCCCGGTCTTACGGTCTTTGATTTCAATGCGGTTCAGAAGTTCAAACCCCGCCAAACGGGTGATGTACTTCAGGACAAAGATCAGGGTGTTCACCCGCTTCTGCTGTTCATCCTCGTCACGGATGATATTCTTTGTGCCGTGGTAGGCTGTCGGATCGTGATAGCCTTCAGCATTTTCCCAAGGTTTAGGCATCGGTTTTCCCTCCTTCTTCTCTGTACCATTCTTCAATATCACACCCAATGTCCTTCAGCTTTTGACGGGCAAGCCACCCATCATCTTCCTGATCCATCAGGTAATATTCCCGTAGCTTCAGGGTTTCGGCATAGAACAGCTTCCATGCCAGCTTCAGGTGCTTGGGGCCAAAGCCAAATTGGGTGTGAAGCATCCACAGAATGGATGATTCCTTATCCATGTCGAAAGCCCGGTCATTCGCCACAATCTGTTCATTGATTGCTTGGTTCAGGGCCTTTTCTTCAGCTTTGTTGAACTGAACGCCAAAGATTTTGCCACCGGACTTCTTAAACATCGGCATGGTATTCACTCCAAATATCATCGAAGCACACAGGGATTAGCCAATTAACTTTCTCTAACAGAATCAAGGCCACTTCCCGCATCTGCGGATGTGCGGCGGGCGAACACCGCAACTTCAGGAAATGCCGCCATTCCCGAATGTTGGCCGTCATAACCACTTCCGTTTTCAGGCTGTTGGGTAGAACGGAACGGGCTTCCTGCGGGGTGGCTCCTGATTTCAACAAAGAAAAATAACATTGTTCAGAGATCAGACAAGCGTTTTTCCATGACCAATACAAATCAGAACCTTCAGGCCAGAAGCAAGGTTCAATCACCGTGATTTCCTCACCGAACTTGCCCTTGCCGTAGTTGCAATAGCGGGTGGATTCCTGACAGTAAGAAGCCATCCGGTGGCGGACGATCTCATGAGAAACCCCACGATCACAAATGAACTTCACCGTGAAGGAACAATGTTCCAAAACCGCTTCATGCCCACGCTTGATGATCCCGGCAATGAACAGTTCAGCGGAACCTTCCGTGATTTTGTCCTCGGACTTGTAGCAGACACGGCCACATTGTTCCAGCCGCTTCAGAATAGTAGCCCCATCAATCGGGGTGATGAACTGCACATCAGGCTTGATAATTTTCATTGTTCTGCATCCTCCTTACAATCTGCCGGGTAAAACATATCCTCGGTGCCGTTCTGTCTGTGAACACATTCATCACAGGGAAATTCATCCCCGAAGCGGTCACGGTGTTTGCATCGGCGGCACGGCTCCGAAGCCGCCTTGATTTTGGGAACCGGGGCCTTCATCCGTGTTGGAATATCCTGAAGTTCCGGGTGCTTGATCTCCATGTAAAGGGCAAACAGGCAGTTCCAGCAAGCCGCCCGAAGGTGGGGTTCATCGTCCATCCCCATCATGTACTTGGCAAGGTGACGGAAGGCCGAATCAATCAGGCTGTGAATGGGAATACCTTTTTCACAGTTCCGTTCACCATACTTCAAGGCCCCTTCTTCACAATGCTTGGAAACCTCTATCAAGGCTTCCCACGGAAGTAAATCCATGCGGCCTTTGCCGCTGTGCATATCACGAACAGCACCGGTTCCAAACTCGGTGCGTTCACCGCTGTCTTTAATCATGCCAACCAGTCAACCTTTCTAAATTATTTTTTAATCCGGCCACAATCTCACGGGCTTCCATTGTACCCGTGTGTTTTGCAATGGCTTCATTCCGTCGATCCGTCAAGAAACCACGATCCAGCGGGTGGCACTTTTCCAAATCAGCATTACACCGGTTGATTTCTTGAACCAAGGCTTCAGCACGGGCCTTCAGCCGGTCTAAACATTCCTGAAGAATGGCCTTCTGGTATTGGGCGATTGTTTGAATGTTATTTTTCAATTCAGGATCATCCCGATATTCAATAGCTGAATTGACATCAAAGCCGTGTTCGGTGCAAAAGGTTTCTGCATCAAACAGGCTATTGAACACCCGCCGCCCAACCTTGGCATAGGGAATGTTTTTGTTCTTGAACTTGGAATATTCGTGGGCCATTCAGCACCATCCTTTCAGTTGAACCATTTGATCACCGGATCACCGGTGAAGCCCTTTTCCCACACATACCACGCATAGGCAATGGCGCTTTCCGGTTTCCCGGTCATATCACCGTTTTTATAACAGGCCAGCCGGGAACGGCTGATATAAACTTTTCGGGGGGGGGGTATGCCTGAAGAACTCACCCCGTTTTTGCCCCTCCAAGAACTGAACCTTCAGGAACATAGCCACTTTCCCACCGGGGCGGACGCTTTCAAGCGCCCTTTGAACAAATTCAAGCCCCATTGAATATGGCGGGTTTGTGATTATATCGCCTTCAAAATCGTCCAGCGTTTCCTTCAGGAAATCCAACGGTTCAGGATCACCGAAGCCCCGGTAAATCAGATCAGTTGAAATGACTTCATAACCGTGGGCCTGAAGCACCTTGGAAATATGGCCTTCCCCACAGGCCGGTTCCCAAATGACCGGGGAAAACTGTTCCAGTTCCAGAAGCATTTCCACGGCCCTTGGATCGGTGGCGTAGTAATCAAATGCTTCTCGTTCTTCAGGAACATGGTTGGAACTGCCTAATGTGGTGAACACCTTCTTGGAACCACTCATTCTGTGTCACCGCCTTTCACAAATACACGGGTTTTCCGGTTTCTGATCCACTTTGGAACCGTTGTGAAGCCACAGCGTTTTGTGATCTGCCGGGAAAACTCAATCTTGGAAAGGGCTTGGAAGTTGTTTGCAATGCAATATTCCTTATACCGGCGATACACGGAATCGGTGGCTTCATTTTCAATCCCGTCAAGGCCCACTTCATTGATGAACCCAATAATGGGGTTGTTGTTTTCCTCATATTCGTCCAACTGCCCCTGAACTCTGCTGGAAGTGGTGAACTGTGCGTTCCCAAGAACCCGCTTCAACCCCTGAAGGCCAAGCAAGGCCAGATATTCCATAGAACCCTGTTCACACAGTTCATCCTTGATGAACGGGCGGAAGTCAGCATCATTGGGGGTGAACTTGGCATCGAAGGGAACAATCACCAAACGCCGCTGAACGGCTCCGGTTTTATCCTTGATACGGGGAATATTGTTGGCGCTGAACAGGAACTTGGAATAATTGTTGAACTCAAATGGATCTTGGCCTTTGCGCTCTACATTCACCCGATCACCCGTGACCAGCTTCTTGAACACGGAAGCATTGGCAATAAATTCATCACCAATATCATCACCGATGTTTGCCAGCTTGCCGAACAGTTCAGCGGTTTTGAACCTATCACCCAATTCCTTCAGGTCAAGGGAAGCAATGTTCTGATCTCCAAGAAGGTTCTTCACCACATGAAGGAAGGTGGATTTGCCGTTGCTCTTATCGCCAATCAGGATGAAGGCTTTGCCAAGTTCGTTGCGGCGGTACATACAATAGCCCACCATTTCTTCCAGCAAGGCCCGAACTTCAGGATCATCACAGGCCAGCCGGTTCAGGGTATGATCCAACAGATCATCATGGGCGGCGGGGTTGTACGGCCACGGGATTTTGTTTGTAATGACCACATCCGGGGTGAACTCTTTGAAGGAACCATCCCGGATATTGTAAAGGCCGTTGCTGAAAGCAATGATATTCGGGTTGGTGGCCTTGGTGTTTTCCTCAATCATGATTTCCAAATAGGACAGGACTTCCGAACGCCACGCCCGCTTCAGGTTGCTGATCAGCTTGATCATGGCCCCTTCAATCTCACCGGCACCGGAAACATAGATACCATCCTTGTAAATGTGAAGCTGGTTATTGATCTTCACAATATGGTTGTTGTTCTTCAGGTAGGTGGCGAACTTATCAAACAGGAAGGTTTTATCCCGGAAGAAGGATGTTTTCTTGAAGGCATCATCCCGAAGGATCACATCAAGTTCCTTGTCGGAAAGGGGCTTCTTCAGCACATAACGGTTAATCAGCCTGATACATTCACGGGCTTCTTCCTTGGTGAAATCGTCACTCTGAAGGGTCAGAATGTAGTTGAACAGGGTTTGGTTCCGCCCATCACCTTCCCCAAGGTTTGGGAAATCATAGTTGCTTTTTACTGGGGTCAGCCACTTGGGAAGTTCCTGAATCTCTCCTTCAGGGAAGTCATACAGAATGGGCCGTTCCACGCCACCGGACTTCAAGATTTCATAGCTGTTATTGGCTCCAACCTTTCCATCCGTGGTGATACCCACGGCCAAGGTGCATTTCGTCCAGCTTTTTTTAACACCACAGTTCTTGAACAAGAAGTGTTTTCCCCGTGTGGTGGCGTACACTCTGCACTTCAGTTCTAAATCCTGAACAATTCTGAACAAAAGTTCAGATGTTTCCGCATCGTCCACATCAATCAGGATGGTTTCTTCTCCAAGAATACCGGCGTATTCATCAAGGTCTTGGACTTCTGAACGGGTTTTCAGCTTTTCAACGCCTTTGAATTTTTCAAGGCATTGTTTATTTCTGGTAGGCACATAGCCCCTAAACAGTTCCATGCTTCAACGCTCCCCCCCCCGAAAGGTTTTATTGTTCATCGTTCCACCCCGAAATCTTTCAACCGATCCCAAGCAACATCAATGTAATATTGCTTGTCCAGTTCATCCGGGATAGGAAGGTTGGTCACATCATCATTGATGAAGAAACAATGATCCGGGGTGTTGCCGAACTTTTCAGGGTTCTTTTCCCGGCCCTTGACGATTTTCCCGGAAACCTTGAAGATTCCGCCCTTGCTCTGATCCTTGGAAGCGAACACCCGGAAGGTTTTATCCGTCTGAACCTCACCGCCGCTGAAGCGGGTGATTTTCTTAGAACGGCCTTTTTCATCCCTGATCTTAGCTTCCGTAATCACCGGGGAATAAAGGGCATATTTGTACTTGCTGGACACCTTCACAACCTTCTGAAAATCTCGAAGATTGGAACATTCCATGATGGTTGTTTCCGGGCTGATCCCATGAAGGAAATAGTTCACAATGGCCCGGTTGACAATGGGAAGGTCATAATCCAGATCAGACAGCTTTTTGACATAGGCACCCTTGCACTTCCAGCGGGGTTTCCCTTTTTCATCACGAAGCGGCCCGGAAGGAATAATGATGTAATTGTTCACATCCTTCTGATACACCTTTTGAAATTCATCAAATTCAAGGCGCATCCCGGTTCTTTGCTCCCACTCCCAACACAGATCGTCCAGCATTTCAAAATCTTCATACCGGCGAAGTTTTACCAAAATACCATCCGTGTTGCTCTGGATGATTTCACAATGATCTTCCAGCCGTTCAATCAAATCCAGAAGAAGAAGCTGACCTCCCACACAAACATTGTTGGCTTGCCGGGGGTCATACATGGCGTTGTGCTTATCCTTCATAGCGCCATAGGTGCTGTTCAGAACAATCTTGTACGGCTGTTGCATGGGGTTCTTCTCTGCCTTCAGCTTCAGGCGGGTGTGGTAGATTTCAGCATACTTGGAAGGATCGTGAACATTGCGGGAAAGCCACTTATAAACCAGCATCAAAGACGGGTAATAGGAAGCCACATCCACATTGACAAACCATCCTTCCCCGTGATATTTGGGAATGGCCCCATGAAGGCCACCCCAAGCGAACACATGGGGAACCCCGGCCACATCCAGTTCAAGGGTTTTGGAATAATCACGGTTCAAGGGGTTCTTGTACCAATTCAAAACTTCTGTGTATTTTTCGATCCGCAAGCTGGGCGGGAACTCAATTTCAAATTCATCATTGTGTTCCCTTTGAACGGCCCCAAGGATTTTGGCGGAAAGCTGTGCTTTGGTGCGGCCAATGTCAGAAATGGGAAGATGGAACGCCTTCACAAGTGACATTTGAGCATCAAATTCATCTTCCTTCCGCCTTAACCACACTTCCACCGTCTGTTCCACATCATGGCGGCAATACTTGACCGTTTCGGCCAATTCTGCTTCAGTCAAAGGCCGGTCAATGTCGAAGGGAACAGAAGTTTCTTTGATGGAATGGCCCATGAACGCTTCCAGCGCCTTCAGGCTGATTGGCGGGTTCGGCATCACATCATAATTGATCAGCGGGTATTCCCTGAACAGGCTTGAATATCTGTAACCGGGTTTGTCCTCTGCAATGATCCAATCATTCACAGGCTTTGGATCAAACCCACACAGAATGGCCTTTAGGATGTACTGATCATAGTTCCGGGAATTGTAACCGGCCCAAATCACGCCCTTGTGTTCCTCATAGAAACGCTTCAGCTTGTCGGGATCATTGATAATCACGGTTTCTTTCCGGGCGTTCAGGTCGATCAGGACAACCAACCAGTCATACCGGAAAACCTCAAAATCATAGAAGATCATCAACTCACATCCTTTCAGCTTTTGTGAAATCGGTCAGCGTTGCCGCCTTATCAGCCCCGCCACGGGAAGGCTTTCACTTGGGGCCATTGTGGGGCCGAAGCCCCACAGGTTGTGCTTGAAAGTTAAGGTTCAAAACCGCATCAAGCACTATTTGTGCTCGATTTGATTATAAAAAATCTGCGGTCAGTTTTCAACCTCAAAAACCTCCTCAACAGTGATGGAATTGAAGCGGGAATCATCGTAGTCCACCGCATATTCCAAGTTTCCATCAATGGCTTCCGCCACATCAAGAACAAGCTGGGAAAACTGCTTGTAGCTGGTGAAGCTGACAGGAACACCGGAATCCAGCTTTTCAAGGAAGCCCATAGCGGAAGCGATCATGTTCTTATCGTTCTTGGTGCCGTAAAGGACACGGTTCATGAAAAGGCGCTGGTTCTTGAACTCACCGGACAGGATTTTGAAGGACACGGCCAGCATGGGGCGGTTGGGATCGGCCTTGGTGCCTTTGATCTCCATGCTTTCCAGCTTCACTTCATACTTGCCAGCGGGAATGGTGGGGAAATCACCGCCGCCATTCTTCTTGGCATCCTCCACATCAGCCTGAAGGCCCTTCAGATCAACAGAACGATCAATCTTGTCAAAATCAATAGCCATAGTTTTTTACCTCCAAAAATGTTGTTATGTTCAAATGGTTTTGAGAATATCAGCCAACCCATGAAACAGGCCGTTCACAAGTCCAGCGGTTTCCTTGGCCCGGTTCATAGTGTCAACTTCTTCTTTCGTAGGGGCAAATTCCTTATCAGGGGCAAACAGATCATCGGTCAGAACCCCATCCAACAGATGATCCAACGCCGCATCAAACATCACTTCATAGAAATCATCGTGGTTGGCGGCATAGTTGGCAATCGCCACCTTTGCGGCGTTCCGGTGAAGCTGGATCAGGGATTCCGGGTCAGCATCAGGCGGGGGGGGGAGATCAGGTTTGCACACACCTGAATCTTGCGAATCAGGCCACGGCGGTTCATTTCTTCTTTGAACCTGTTCAAAGCATCGTTTTTCATGTTGCGTCCTCCTTATATTTGGTTGGAAATGATGGTTTTAATGCGCTTCACATGGTCTGAAAGCAACTCCCGGTTCATCCGTTTCCATCGAAGAATGTTGGAAATGCAGATCAATTCATCCTGAATGTCCTGAAAGGCTCTGTGATTGCTTTCAAGGTCAGCTTCATAGGAAGCAAGGTCTGTGTTCTCACCGGCCTTGGCCGATCTGACTTCTTCATCAGCCTTTTCAGCGTATTCCCGGAAATACTTGGCCGCTTCATAGCCCATGTGTTTTTCAACCAGATATTCAAAATCACGGGCCTTGAAAATGGTTTCAGGCTTCCCGGCAATCATCAGCACATCAGCCATTATTCTTCACGCTTCTTCCGGGTACGGCGGGGCGGGTTGGCATCCGTCTTGGGTGCGGCTTCCTCTGCCGGGGCCTTGGGGCGATCCCACAGGGGGCAACCATCGGGGCCACCTTCCTTGTGGCAACGGTGGCCAGCGTCAATGGACGGGCAAAGGGGGATTTCCGGGTTCTGGTCATGCTGTTTGAAAATGCGATCACCGTCCGGGCATTTGGGAAGATCGTTCCAAGGCGGGGTGTCACCGGTGGCCGGTTCAGCAACAGGAACAGAATCATCCTTTTCACCGCCGCCCGGTGTCCAAGTTCCATCAGGATCACCACAAGCCGCCTTTGCCGCATCTTCAGCCGGATCATAGTTATCAGCCGGGGGCGGGGTTGCAGTCTTGGCCTTTCTGCCCCTTCTGCTGGGCGCTGTGGTGGGCGTGTCGGTGGTTTCAGGTGCGGGGGTAGCCGGGGTATTGCCGCCACGCTTCACGGCTCCTGCGGCCTTCTGGTTGGCTTCCTCGTAGACTTCACAGAAAGCATCATAGGTCAGCGGGATTTCCTTATCACGGACAGTCAAACGGCCACCGCCGAAGATCACTTCAGAAGTCTTGAAAGACAGCACCCGTTCATCATCGTCCGCCACGATACGGGCCACCAGATCAACCATACCGGCCACCTTGTTTGCCACCTTATCCTGAAGGTTCGGCTTGATGGAACTGATCTTATCGCCGCCCTTGCGGGTCAGGTCACGGCTTCTGTCCTCATGGCTGATCAGGATGATGTTTTCATAGTCCAGATTCACAAGCCGCTTCAGGGTGTTCAGGAACTCGCTTCTGACCATATCCCACGCACGGAAGGAATCATCAGATTCATGCTTCCAGCCCTGACGGTCACAGATATAAACCCGGCACGATTCATAAACATCTTCCAGAAGGTCAACCACGATGGTTCGGAAATCGTTCTGTTTCTTTTCCAGTTCGGTAACGGCATCCGTGAACACTTCATAGGCCAAACGGCGCTTGGTGATACGGCCTTCCACCGTAACGGTGTCACGAATGGCGATATAGGGGGCATCCACAAACTTGATGTTGCCATCCGTGTTCAACATCAGGGGATCGGGGAACTGATTGGCAAAGAAGGTTTTGCCGCTGAAGGGTGCGCCGTAAAGCCACACAACCTTCTTCTTGGTGGCGTTCAGGTCACGGCGTTCATTCTTGGGAAGTAACATATAATCCCATCCTTTCTGACAATATTCTTCATACTCACACCATCCGCAAAAATGGTTTGGGTTCTTGGGAAAGTCTGTGGCTTCAACCATGTGCTTCACATCGGTCAGGAAGTCCACAATCTTCATGGGGTTGTACTGAACCGGCATCAGCGTTGGTTCAGCATCTTTCAAGGCCGCTTGCAAGCGGTCACGGAATTGGGAAAGGGTTTCGGTACTTTTCTGCCTGATCTTTGCCTTGGGAACAATCAGGAAATACATATTCCTGATCCGGTGGCCCGGATGGGTCACTTCATACCAATACTTGTATTCGTGAAGCTGACCGGAAACGGCGTAGTTCTTGGCGTTGTTGGAATACTTGAAATCGTACAGATCAAACAAGGTTTCATTGGTTCTGGAATCCCAACCACAGGGCCACAGATAATCCATGAAGCCGATGAAATCAGCGTTTCCAATGGGCAATTCAAAGGAACCACCGGGCGGCAACATGGCCTTTGCCTTGGGGATCATTGCTTCCAGCTTCATCATTTCATGAATGTGATCATCCGTCAGAACCGGGAAGCTGTTCTTGTAGAAATCAAGGGCTTGTTCAACCCCTTCTTCAATGCCGGTGTGAAGGGCGGTGCCAAGGATCAGGGCGTTGTCTGCATCCGTGTTCGGGATCGTGTCTATCCCTTCCACATATCGCAAGCGGTATTTGTATGGGCATCTATCAAAGACTTCAACCCGGCTGTGGGAAACTCGCATTGTTTCACCCCTTTCACAATAGTCTTGAAGGCTTCAAAGCCTTCCGGGTAAAGGATGAACCCGAACCCCTGTGAACCGTTGATTTGGGCCAAATTACGCTTCTGAAGCACAGATGGGGTTCCATTGGTGGCCTTCAGCTCCACTTCAAGGGCAATGCCCTTCACGGTAATCCGCATATCGGGAAGGCCGCTTTTCACATACCGGCTT